GATAAGGTAGAAAAGATAAAGGAACTTGCCTTAAATTCTAAATTAAGATTAGAGGGATTTGACCCTGCTCTTGTTAGAGAACCTCTATTTATATTAGAGATATTAGGTCAGTATGGAATTATAGATAGAGAGTATGCAGATAAAAGATATAAGGTTTTAGATTAGGAGGAAACATGTTAAATATGTTATTAGGACCAGTCGCTAATATAGTAGGCGATACAATAAAAGGATTTGTAGAGACAAAGAAAGCAAAAGCTGACTTAGCACTTACTGAGATAAAAGCACAGAAGTCGCTCAAGGAGCAGCAAATAGCAGGAAAAGTTGCGTGGGAAGCATCGGCGGTAGACCAAATGAAAGGGTCGTGGAAAGACGAATTTGTTTTACTAGCCCTGATGATACCTGCGATTTGTAGCTTCCTGCCTTTTATGCAACCGCATATAGCAAGAGGGTTTGAGATTTTAGAAACTCTACCTGAATATTATACACATCTTTTATATCTTGCATGTTCTGTATCACTAGGTGTCAGAGCAGCACCAGGTATCAAAGGTATGATTAGTAAAAAGAAATAGGAGATAGTATGGTTGATGTAGTAAAAGATGCTCTTAGAGAACAGATAAAAGAGCATGAAGGATATAGACTAGATGTTTACAAGGACACACTAGGATTCGACACAGGAGGCTATGGTCATAAAATAATTCCTGGAGAAGATATACCAACAACAAAAGAAGGTTGGGATGAGTTGTTTGAAAAGGATTTTATTAGAGCATGGAATGGTATGGAAGACATCTGTGCTGAATATAACCTCGATATACCAATTAAAGGCAAGTGTATCCTATGCGAGATGACCTTTCAAATGGGTCCTGCAGGTGTAGGTAAATTTAAAAATATGCTAATTGCTTTACAAAATCAATCGTATGCTGAAGCTGCTGCTGAGATGCTCGATTCTAGGTGGGCAAAACAGACCCCAAATCGTGCTAAAAAATTAAGCAGTCAGATGGAAGAACTAGCTAGTTAACTTATTTAATAGTTGTTGGGTTGTTGTATAAGAGTGATTATACTCATTCTTTAGATGTGTTATCACTGCCTTTAAAATATGTGGCAATGGTATCAAAAGTTTTTTATGTTTTGAATATGGTTCGTTAGTTCCATACTTCTTTTTAAAGTCTTCTATCATTTCTTTTGTATTGATAGTTTCCTCATCCCAATATAGATTACCATCCAATCTAGAATAAGATATCTTACAACTATATAAAATAAAAGTTTCTTTACTTTTTGATAAAGTTTGGTGAGATGTTATCATTGATTTCAGTTAATCCTGCTAATAAATTTATAACTTTTTGAACCTCAATAAAGGGTCTATTTGCTAAGTATTGTAGTAGAGTATTTCTCTGCTCTTCACTTAGTACATAGTTCTTTTGTTGGGGTTTTTCATTTTTGGTCATGTATTTCTCCTGCTATTGCAATATATGCAGCTCCGTCTGTATAACTATCGGAACTACTTCCTGTTGTTGTTCTAGCTATCTTTAATATAGCCATCATCATAGCTACCTGTTCTGCATTTATATTACAATCTGTATATGCAGACCACATCTTAGCTATCTTATCATGGAGTATCTTCTTATCTCCATAAGCCTTTGCTCTGTCTCCAGAGACTAATCTTGATGCATCACTTAGTATGTCTTCAGTTTTCATTTACTCTCTCCTTATAATTATTACAATCAATTAGTTTAATAATAGGAACTAAGTATCCCCATGAGGTATTACTATCGCCTCCAGGAACTTTGTTAAAGTTATTATTATTTATTATATTTTTTAAGTCTTGTGTTCTTACTGTAATGTTAAAACAAAATCTATCGCCGATATAAAAATTTACAGTCCACCATTCAGCTTGAGTTTTTCTAATACCACTATCCTTACCTCTGCTTTGATATTCACAATAGTGATTGCCTGTTTTAATCCACTTATCTCTTTCAGATTTTACCTCAGTCTTTTCGCCTTCTTGTATCTCACCTACTACTATCTCACCTTGTTTGCCCCATTCTAAGTCGTGTTTAAAATTAGAGTTGTGTTTCATGATTACTCCTAGTTTAGATTTTTTAAGTCTAAATATTTTGTTAAGTCTATGATATTACTGTCGTCATTTTCTTTGATAAAATCTTTTTTATCTGACAAATCTATATCATCTAACTGTGCTGATAACTCTATACCTCTTTCGTAAAAAGGGTCAGGATTTTCTAACACTTGTTGTGCTACCCCTAGTGCAACTAACTTACACATTTCTTTCTCAGGAGTATCTGCTTTGTAGTCTGTTGTAAGTCCTACTGCGAACTTACCTTTTTTGTGGGGTTTAATTAATATTACTATGCCGTCATCAATAGTATCATTTTTCTTTGTCATTGTTCTTTTCCCTATTGGCTACATGAGTATACCAATAATATCTAGGATTTTTAGAACGAGGTTTACCTTCATCATCAAAGACTTGTTGAGGTAAGTATTCTATCTTATCACCCCAACACTCTTGTTTGAAAGAGCAAAAACCGCACACACTATCTAACACTCTGTTACCTGTTAATTTACTTCTGTATTTTTCTTCTACATCATCAAAGCATCTTTCAAATGGTTTGTTTTCCATTAATGCTTTTATGTTATCGTCTGCTACTTTTAATGCTTCTTTCTTATGTTTAGTATCATCCATTGGTGGAGATACAAGGCACATTTCACCTGTGGATTTATTAACTACAATCCAACCACCAAACTTTTTATTCTCTGTATCTGCATATAAATATCCTTGTGACTTATATCCAAACACATCCTTTTCTACTACTGCATCGAAACCCATAGAAAATTTATTCTTAAATGCCCAATCACTAGCCGACTTGATGTCATAAATTTTACCATCAATCTCAACATCATAAGTTCCACTTAGTCCATCTTCAAAGTATTTGCTTTTTCTAGATACTTGTTTTTGTTCACTATCAACTGTAGTTCCAGATGCTTTTAATAACAACATTGTTATAGCCTCTATCATATCTCCAAATATAAATCTTAGTTTATTATTATAAGGTTGTGCTTCTCTTTTAGCACCTAGTTTTTCCATTTGTAATTGACATAGAGGTTTACCGATACCTGACATTCTTATTCTAAAAGAAGTGTCTCTTTTTTCTTTGAATTGTTTTCGGATTGCTTTTTTACAGTCTTCGCCAAACTGTTCAATGAGTTCTTCACTGAGAGGCACAGGCGATTGTTCCGCCTGTACCAATAAATGTTTTATCTTATCTAATATTTGTTCTGTCAAGAGTTAGTAACTTTTGACACCGCTTCAGTATCATCAGCGTACTTTTTTAGATGAGCATGATATTTTTCCATGACTTGCGAGTTCTTGGCATCAATATCATTTTTAAATAACTGATAGGCTCTGCCGTCATCACTATCTTCTAGTAAATTAGCAGGAACATCTAACGAAGTTATCTTACCTAGTTTTATATTGTAATATGTTATTCCACCATTGGTCTTTTCCTCCGTACTCAACTCTACCTTGTTAGACCAAAGGATGCCTTTATTAGACAATAAAGAATCAAGATTGCTCATGACTACTGCATTACCACCTGCATATTTTATTTGAACGGGGTATTGTTTCAAAGTAATTTTATCACCCTTTGAATTTTCACCTTTCATGTCAATCAAACCATACATAATTCTGTAGAACTTTGTATTGTTAGCTTTCTCTTTTTGGTCTGGTGTTAAGTCATTCCTATTTTTAGCAGTGACATATCCACACTTGGTAGTTCCTAATGTATCGAAAGCCTCTTCGCCAAACGCTACCAAGATTGATTCAGCAGAAAAAGTTTTCTCTTTATTATCCCATGTCATATACTGATTTCTTTTCATAAAAGGTCTGAAAGAAATAGTAGGTGCATAGATAAACTGTTCGGTGTCTTTATCCCACACATTGTAGCTACCCAGATGTTGTGTGATTTTATCATCGTTATTTTTATCTTTGTGATTACTTGTAGTTCGCAGTTGCACAATATAAGAAGGCACACTTTTCGCTGCACCCATCCCTGCTTCTGCTCTGATTTCTTCTTCGGACATGTCTCCAAAGATTGTTTTGTCTGTCATATATATAACTCCTATATTCGTTTTAGGTCTAACCAATTATGCCCTTTTTTGATTTCATAGTCAAGTGGCACATTAAAGTCTATGTTGTATCTTTTATTGATAGATTGTGTGATACCATCACAAGCTTTTTTTAGTTTATTTAGAACGCTGTCTACCTCCTTGGGATGTACATCTATAATTATAGAATCATGCACAGTATTAATTAATCTTGTTCTCATATTTTTCATTGACTTATAAATATCAATACAAGCTACGGGAACTATATCTCCTGTTGCAAAGCCTTGCACAGGATAATTTCTAACTTGAGTATAAAAATTAGAACCACCCCATGATGCTCTTTTTATACCTTCAAAATAATATTGCCTACCACTAGGCAGTGTAACAAATGATGTAGATATAGCAGTATCCTCTGTTTTTTCTTGCCATAAAGTTATACCTTTGTATCTCTTTCTAAAATAAGAATAATATTTTTTCTCTTCATCTGTTCCTGACATACCACCATACAAAGGTTTAAATGTATGTGCTTTTGCAGTTTGTCTATCACATCCAATAACATTTGCAGTATTCTGATGCACATCTACACCTTCTAAAATATCTTGGATAGCCTGACTATCTTGTGATAAAAATGCAGCAACTCTAAATTCTAGTTGTGCAAAGTCCATTTCAATAATCTCACCATCATCAAATCTAGATTGTATAACTCTTTTTATTGGTAGCTTATCTCCCCTCGGTATGTTTTGGAAGTTGGGGTCAGAGCATGACAATCTACCTGTCACCACATTTGTTTGACTAAACTTAGGATGTAATAAATTATTTTGATATGCCTCTTCTTTCATCTTATCTACAAAAGTAGATAGCCATTTTTCTATTTGTTTATATCTTATGATATAGTTTAGAAACTCTCTTACTCTTCCAGGATTTCTATCGCCGATATATTTTAAGTTATCCATACCAACTTTAAATCCAAGTGATGTCACATCTCTTTGGTCTCTCGGTGTTATTTTAAATCCTGCAACTCTATCTGTTTTAGTTAAGAATACACCTTGTGCATTACAATCTTTACACTTTGTTAAATTAAGATAGGCACTTCCATCTTTTTTGTATTTTCTATAATGTCCTACACCATCACAGGTTTTACATTTAGTTCCTATACTATACATAACAGGTCTAGTTTTTGTTTCTAGTATGTTTCTAAATGTATTAGCAGGATATTTAGCAGGTGTTCTTTTTATACCATTTTCATCTGTACCTAAACCAAATGTCTTTGCCCAATCATTCTTATCTATTATCTCTCTGGAATAGATGATTTTACATAACTGCTCACCACTAGTGATATTATAACTAGCGTCACCCATTACCTCTTGAACAGTTATGTCTATCTTTTTTTTGACAGAATGGTACTCCTCATTCAATCTCTTTTTTAGTTCATCTAATGTGCTAGGATTTACATAGATACCATTGCGTTCTATCTCAACTAGTGTAACTAAAAACTCACACATCATTTCTAATGTAGGTACAAGTATTTTATTCTCTTCTCTTTTATAATCTAAATCTTGTTGTAGATATAAATCTTTTGTAATAGTTACATCGTTCCTACCATATGTTTCTAAATCTTTTATTGGTATCTTATCCATACCAATCCCGGAATCTATGGCATTTTCTAATGTTGCATACTTGATACCTATCTTTCTTCTTCTACAACATTCTTTTAAACTTAATGGTTTTCTTTGACCTCTAAATAAAACTGACTCTGCAACCATTGTATCCCATATCTTACCTTCATATTTAAATCCACATTCTAATAACCAAGACAAATCAAACTTAAGATTATGCCCTACCATTAGTGTTGTCTTATCTAAAATTGACTGGAGTTTGTTATGGCTAGTACGAATATCACCAGTGAACTCGTCATGATTAAAAAATATATATTCATCGTTTACTCCTACGCTTACTAGTTTATTACTTAAATTATACGGAGTGTTATCCCCGTCTTTTGTAAAGGTTGTTTCTATATCTAATACACTTATCATTAGTCTATATACCTCGATTTACTTGGCACAATCTTACAAGTTATAATACCATGCCATCCTGTTAATTTATTTTTACTAATACACAATGTCCTAGTAAAATCTTCTTCACCCTCCCAATCATCTTTCTTACCTATACCAATAATTAAATCAGCTTCGGCTGCCTTACCTGTTTTACTACCTTCCATGGTATTAAAACTTATATGATTTCTATCATGAGCATCACTACTCGCTTGACAAATACCAAACATACACACATCCCTTCTACTAGATATATCTCTAGTTAGTTTATATATCTCCCTTAGTTTTTCATGGCTACTGTTAAAGTTGCCAGACAATTCTATCTTATCTAGTTGGTCTACTATCACTACATCAGGTTTATACTCTTCACAATAGTTATCTATAGATTCTATTGTAAAATCTTTACAATCATAAATATGTATTTTTTCTTGTATCTTTTGCCATTCTTGATTTGCTAGTTCTGGTTCTTCATCAATATGGCTCTTAGTCATATCAGAACATGCTTGTATTAATCTAAATACAATTCTTGATGGCTTCTCTTCGTTGCAAAATATGGCTATATTATTGACTTTTTCTTGGTATGCAAAACCATTTACACCCCCTACCATATTAATCCAAAAGGCAGTTTTGCCTGACTCAGGTCTTGCAAATATTATTGTGAAGTGTCCTTTGCCCACACCTTTAACTTGTTCATTTAATAAAGAAGGTGCAGAGAACTGAAACAGATTACTGTAGTCCATTTCTTTTAAAAGTTCATACAAATCTTTTGTAACCTCTTGCATAGTATCGCCGATATAATCATCTTGTTGTAAAAGTTTTATGACAGAATTTATTTCACCTGCACCACCTTTATAAATATCTAAACATTTTTGTGCAGCGGTATGGACTATCTGAGACTTGTGCATCTCTTGTATAGTCATTACAACATTGTCTTCGTTGATATCTACTTTGTCTAAATCTAAAACAACTTGCATTGCTTTGTCTTTATTAGATTGTGTTATTGTTGGATTGTAAGTTGTGTAATTTAAATACAAGTCATCTGGAAGTATTTCATTACAGTCAGGCAGGTCTTTGTAAGTTTTTTCTATAACTGCATATACATCTAGCAAATTAGATAAACTACTTTTTTGTATTTTGTTTTTGTACTTTTGATAGAACTCTCTTCTTAGACATAGTTTTATTATCTTTAACGCCATCAAATCTTTCATTAGCCACCCTCTCAAATTTGTCTAGCACTATTTCTAATTTAGGTGCTAGTCTAACAATACCCAAAGCCTCCCTTAATTCTTTAGTATCTTTACTCATATGTATAATCATCCTCTATTCTAACATTACAATTAGTCACAAACTCTTTAACATCTTTGTTAAACTCTTGCATATCAACTAACTCTTTCTCCATTAGTTCTCTTGCTTTTTTATCAGCATGTTCATGTAAGTCTTTTACATTACCCGCAACTTCAAATTGAAATGTCTTTTCAACTGTAGCCATAATAAAGTATTTTCTAAATGGACTAGTCATCTTTATCCACCCATGATTCTTCAGGTATTTTATCTATCACCTCGACTGGTTTTATATTAGAACGCTTTAACAGTTCAGTCACTCCACCTAAATGTACTTTTACTCTACCTTCTATTATGTGCTTAACATCCTTAATTTTTAAATCAGTAGGTTTTTTTTCATACTGAAAAAAGTCTGACCTAAATCCTGTCTCCGATATATAGGGTACATGATACTCTGGTTTTAAATCAGAAATGTATTTACCATTTTCAGCAGATGTATCTATGCCTTCTGATTGTGCCTTATCTTTAGCCTCATTAGATAAACACAAATGGTAATGCCAACTTTCCCAAGGTATATTCTGTTCACTATCCCAATCTCTATACATTTGAGATTTTAGAACTGCAAATATATCTACCCCCGCTATTTTTATTTTGCCTTCAAAATG